CACCTTTGCTTCCAGTAAAGCCCACGCTACCGGTAAATCCCGTATCGCCTTTACTTCCGTCAAATCCGGCTCCTTGGCTGCCAGTAAAGCCCACGCTACCGGTAAATCCCGTATCGCCTTTACTTCCGTCAAATCCGGCTCCTTGGCTGCCGGTGAAACCGACACTACCAGTGAATCCTGTATCGCCTTTGCTACCGGTAAATCCTTGAGGGACTTCAGCTTGTATGATATCTAAAATGTTTTGTGGCATGTTTATTCCTTACTAGGTTCTGTAGGCCATATAATATTTGCTAAATTTACTGTATTAGGAAAATCACGAAGTTGTTGCCGATAATTTTCCCATTCTAGTTTTTTAATTTCAGTCAAAGGAGCATTCGGCAATTGTGTCCAATCGCTCCGTAACAATATATCATTACGTCGATTACGGAGATCCATCATCAGTAAATTTTGTGTTTGTACTATTTGTTCCGAAGTTTTTTGGACAACTTCATGCCAACATTCTACAACATCTCCTGATATTCTCATTTTCATTTCAATAAGTTCAGTAACAGGATTTGCTATTAAATGATGTGGCATATTCAAAAATACCACTTTGTACCAGTTATTTATTAAAGCATCTTGAACTGGAATTTCTGTAGGTAAAGCTCTAGGAGCTGTGACGATTTCATTTTCAATAACGTTACAATAATACATAGTATTTTTTGTTAAAAGTTAAGGCCAGCGAGCAGCCATGGCTGCTCTGAAAGTTTTTGCTGCAGCATCTGTTAAAGGTGTTGTGAAAATAGCAATTTCTTTTATATATCCAGACACGAATGCATCTTCTCCTCTGCGTCCAACATAGATGCCAAATCCCGATTCCCAAAGCAAACGATTATTAAATCCTCCTACATACACATTCATATCAGTTCCTGTTGTATCTGTATTTAAAAAATATCGAGGAGCTGTATAATTGGTAAGATCCGTCCAAGTTATAGAACTGCCTATTTGACCAAGTTCTGCTGCCCAAGTCAAACCAGTCGAAAGATTTTCAACTATAAACCAATTATTTTCTAAAGTAGAAGGATTAAAACTCCATTCGTGTATAGTTGATTGAGTTCCACCTAGAATTGCGTGAGTAGTATTTGGTGTAGTAGATATAGAATCCGTTCTAACAAATATATGCTTTGCCTCTATATTGGTGGAGATATTTTGTGTTAATCCATAAGAAGAAGATCCATTTAAAAAAAGGCCTGTGGCTGCGGTAGCTGATGTCACATTGAACAATGTGAAATTCAATCCTCCATTAACAGAATTCCATGCAGAATTTGATAATCCAGAATCAGCTTTCCACCAATATTCAGGTGTTAGAGTCCCTGAATTATAACGAACACGAATTAAACCTTGGGCACCAAGACCGCCAAGTCGGGTTTGGCCGCCGGATACTTTTTGTCCTCCACTACCACCACCGCCGTAAATATTTCCGGTAAGTCCTGTAAAGTTTACATCACCCGGCGTTCCAATTGCACCAGTTCCTCCAAAATCTGCCGTGCCAGTGCCAGGACCCACATTTATATTTGCATTGCCTCCGTCGCCGGCGGACCCCGCAGCACCGCCGCCTGAAGAAAACTCTATTCCTGAACTAACTACGTTAAGTGACCAGCCCACATTGCCGTTGCCGCCTATATATGTCACATCTCCAATATTTGGAAAGTCTATCCCTCCTCCCTTGCCCGCTTCCGCCGCCTCCGATGAGCTAAGCCCGGTCCCTCCTTGGGTGCCGCCTTGCGCAAGAACTTGGTTACTATTCCAAGTTGTGCCTGAACCTGACGCACCTACCACATACGGTATAGATTGTGAAGCAGACGGATATGTTATTATACTTCTTGCATATCCACCGCCGCCGCCACCGCCGCCGCCGGCACCGTTTACAGAACTATTTCCGCCGCCGCCACCGGCCCCCCAACATTCAATTTGAACTTGTGTTATATTTTCAGGCTTTGTCCAGTTTCCTGCGCCTGTTGTACTTAACAAAACTTGAGTATCCCAAACAAATTGTCCAGGACCTTTAAATATTCTTCCAAAACCTCGTACGGATGCTGTTCCTAAACCACTAAAAATAGGAGTCATGATTATGCAAACTTTGTACGTGAAGCTAATACTGTAAATGTCGCACTAGCAGTTTTCATAATACTGTACGTATATACTTCAATACTGTTAGTATTTCCTGAGCTAGGTGCTGATCCCCCTTCCCATTTAGGTGTGATACTGACTCCATCAATTTCAAATGCGGTAGCATAAAAAGCTGAGGCTCCGGTGGTCACTAAAAAAGCAATAGTTAAAGAATCATTAATTGCCATCATAGTATTCAATGATACGGTTGCAGAAGCACGGACATTTAATGTCCAGTTTGCAGTAGCATTACTAGTATAATATAATACAGATTGTGTGGCAGCATCAAAATTTATAGTGCCTGTGGCTGCGGTAGCTGATATTGTGGATCTTTCTAATAGAGCCTGAATCCTCATTGCTCCAGTTGAAGCATCATAACTTAATTTTGTTGATGTAGTTTTAGCCGTAGTATTACTACCAATAAAACCAACCATAACAGGATATAAACTAGCAGATGTTGTATCATCTGTTGTATTAATTAATGTTGATGGGCCGGCGCTACCGGTAAAGCCTGTATCTCCTTTGCTACCGGTAAAGCCTGTATCTCCTTTGCTACCGGTAAAGCCTGTATCTCCTTTGCTACCGGTAAAGCCTACGCTACCATCAAAACCGGTATCGCCTTTGCTTCCTGTAAAGCCTGTTGCACCCTGTGATCCAGTATATCCAATACTTCCAGTGTATCCTCGTGGTCCTAAGTTAGCAGTAACTTGCCAAGTGCCATTGGAATAGAAAAACTCTACAGTGATACCTTTTACATTTAATAAAACATCATCAGCAACACCTTCAATGGTAGATCCATTTCTACCAACTGTTAAGTTATTAATACTCCAATTATCACCGTCTGTAATGATAAGCCAATCACCTGATGCTGGCGAAGCGGGCAAATTAAAGGTGAAACTTCCGCCTGTGGTGTTGGCAATGTATCGTGAGGAGGGAACACCTGTGGTAGTAGATGTCACAGTAGTCCAAAGTCCTAAACCAATACCTTGACTGCCTGTAAATCCGACACTGCCTGTAAATCCGACACTACCAGCATAACCAACATTTCCCTGTGACCCTTGATAGCCGCGCGGCCCTAAGTTAGCAGTAACTTGCCAAGTGCCATTGGAATAGAAAAATTCCAAAGTGATTCCTTTTATATTAACTAAAACATCATCAGCAACACCTTCAATGGTAGATCCATTTCTAGAAATAGTTAAATTACTAGCACTCCAATCGTCGCCATCTGTGATGATAAGCCAATCTCCTGATGAAGGAGATGCCGGCAAATTAAATGTGAATCCAGAGCCACTTGTAGTTATAATATACCGATTACTTGCTGTTCCTGTTACTCCTGTAGTGCTTACACTAGTCCATGAACTTAATCCTAACCCTTGGCTTCCTGTATATCCTGTGTCACCTTTACTACCAGTAAATCCACGTGCTCCTACAGTACCTGAAAGATTAATAGTCCATGATGTGTAAGTTCCAGAACCCGTAACAACTGTGATATCTAGAACAAGTGATCCTGTCCCGGGATCGTAACTAGTTACTGTACCTTCCATGAAATTGTTGACATCATATACAACTTTCACGGCCTGAGTTGCACTATAAGCTAATTCAGTTTCAACAGTAAAAGTTTTTGAACCTGTTGTTATACTATGTGAGGTTGTACTAGTAGTTAAATACTGGTCTCCGTCTATACCAGCAGAACCAGTGAAGCCAGTGTCACCTTTGCTACCAGTGAAGCCTATGTCGCCCTTGCTACCAGTGAAACCAGTGTCACCTTTACTACCAGCGAAGCCTACACTGCCGTCAAAGCCTGTATCACCTTTGCTTCCAGTAAAGCCCACACTGCCGTCAAAGCCTGTGTCGCCTTTGCTACCGGTGAAGCCCACGCTTCCGTCGAATCCTGTATCACCTTTGCTTCCAACAAATCCTGTATCGCCTTTGCTACCGGTGAAGCCCACGCTTCCGTCGAATCCCGTGTCACCTTTACTACCAGTAAAACCAGTATCACCTTTGCTTCCAACAAATCCTGTATCACCTTTACTACCAGTGAAACCTACACTACCGTCAAAGCCTGTGTCGCCTTTACTACCAGTGAAACCAGTATCACCTTTACTACCAGTGAAGCCCACACTGCCGTCAAAGCCTGTGTCGCCCTTGCTACCTGTGAAGCCCACACTGCCGTCAAAGCCTGTGTCACCTTTGCTGCCAGTGAAACCAGTGTCACCTTTGCTGCCAGTGAATCCAACGCTTCCGTCGAATCCCGTGTCACCTTTGCTACCGGTGAAACCAGTGTCACCCCTATCTCCAGTTCTTGCAAAAGTAATTATTACATCTTCGCCGTTTGAAAACGCAGTTGAACCTGTGATATAAGCACATGATACAGTGAAATAACCAACATTTTCAGTAATAGATGTGATAGTAAAAATGGAAAAATCATTAGCATCCAACTTATTAGACAACCTAAAATGACCTTTTAGTTGAGAAGTGCTGTCATCAATGGTTCTAAGAAATGTTTGAATATCCATTGCACCATCATTGGTATCATCAATATACATTTCTGTGGCTAATGATAAATTGGCATTATTGAATGATATTTTTCCCTGACCCGGATCTACATTACTTGTGTTAGTATCAAA